GATTAATGCAGTTGGTACTGAATAGCCAAAGTCCAAACCATAAACAACCTCTGAGTCTGTTGGGAAAGGTCCTTGTTTCCAATGGGTGTAAATAATCTCCTGACTTTTACCTCTTTCCCCTAACCCAAACACCTTCCACATATTGTCATCAGCATCTCTGAGACTTTCAATCTCAGCAACTTGCTCTTTGGGAAGGAATGGGTTGTTTTTGTAGGTAGAGTGGATTAACTTGTTACCCTCTTTGTCCGCTACATCGTAAACCCAAGAAGCCTCATCAACAGGGTTAAAGTCTAAAAAGATTGTCTGCTTAGTTCTTAGGGCTAATTGTTGGTAGATTGAGTGGGGTAAAAGATTTGCCTCATTTATGTAAAGGATATCTCTACCTGGACCTCTAACCTTGCCAGCATCTTCAGCACCAAAGAACTCAATGTAAGACCCATTAGGATAGTGGTAAACATTGTCAGTCTTATTAAATGCCTCATCTGAGTAGATTTGTGCATCCTCTAAGATTTGTAAAATATCCCTTCTTGCTCCTCTTTTTAAGTGAGGTAGAGAAGGGCTAACCACCGAAATCGTGACCTTTTCCTTTATCGGTATGTAAAGAGCTAAAAGCTGTGATATGGAATAAGTTTTGCCTGACCTTGTTGATCCCTGATTGGCAATCACTCGGTAGGACTTGGCTTTATAAGCCTCTAAATTCCATTCAAAGACCTTAGTATATCTAACCGTTACTTCCTTCATTGGCTGGCTTAAATGTGATATTTATGCCACCCTCAACCTTTATGTCTTGTTCTGCTTTTTCTTTCTGACCTAATCTTTGCTTGCCTAACCAAATAAGCATAGCACGGTCTTTATCTTTAATTGCTGCTTCATATTGGACTTTTCTTAGGATGCTATCTCCTGAGGCTTGCTTTTCTTGTTTAAATGCCACAAAATCCTTATCCAAATCCGACTTACATCGTTGATACAGAGTGTTTTCGTGCATTCCAAGTTTAGCGGCTATTTCAACCCCTGAGCAACCTGCCTCCAGGTATTCTCCTACAAGGTCCCAATCTATTGTGCTGAGTGATGACATTTATTTCTTTCGCTTAGGTAGTTTCTTACCTTTAGACTTTCTGTTCCATTCATCTACATTAACACCTTGCTTTTCAAGTTTCTTCTTGTTGATGTTAAAGTAGGCGGCTTGTGCTTTTGATTTGTAGGGCATTACTTCTTCTTTTTCTTCTTACCCATTTTCTTACATCCGCAACTCATTGCTTTCCCATTTTACCGCATTTCCAAAGGACCTTTCTTGACCAATAGTTTGCACTTAGTTTGGTGTCTGTTCCTTTGATGCCTCCTGATCTTTCACAGTAGGACTTTCTTCTTGTCTTAGACTTGTGCTGAGTAAAGTCTTTCATTGAGGAGTCTCCAAAGTGAATTATCTTTTCTACTCCATTCTCACAAGCCTTAACTACCTTCTTCTTTCCTTTAAGCCAGCTTTTCATTGGCTTATTACAGGGCATCTCAGACTTGGGGACTCTTTTTATCATAAATAAAAACCCTTAGCCAAACTAATGACTAAGGGCTGTATCTATTTCCTAACTTTACTAATCACTACCAAATATAATCAATTTTATCCATATTAGCAAAAATACTTATTCACAACTTAGGATTCCACTCAGTAAGTATTCTTACCATCTCTAACATTACCCCTTGACCTCCTTTTGTTTCTAATATATGAACACCATCTAACTCCTTTATCTCTTTTGAAGCATCTGATGGGCAGAAACAATATTTGGCTTTATTAAGCATAGGAATATCCCAGGCTGAGTCTCCTATTGCTATTTGGTAGTCAAAAGGTATGGACTCCTTGTTTCTAATATGGTGTATCTCTGCACCGGACCTTTTTAGGTAATAGTCTGATCCTGGCCAAGAGGAGGCTGTGACTATATGGACTTGAAAACCCATAGCCAAAAGTTCTTTTATTGCTCCTAAGTCTTTGTTATTGAATGACTTAATGATTTCCCCTTGATGGTTTACCCATATCTTGCCATCAGTAAGGACCCCATCTACATCTACACAGATTGTCATAAGTTACTTTTTTACTATCCAAATAAACCACCTTTTGTCTCCTATGGTCTTTTGTATGACCTTATAGGGGTCTTGTCCTATGGTTTCAATATAGCCATCACCTTTTTTAAGTCTTAGTAAGTAGTCTTTGCTGTCATCCCAAATCTCCTCTACAAAGATGTCATTTTGATGAAATCCTTGCCAATTTTCAAAGGTTGCCTCATTCTCAAAACCTTGAATAATTAAGTATCCTCCAGGTTTTACTGCTTTTAATAGGGCATTGTAGGCTTTATAAGGGTCTTGGGTATGGTCAATGGCATTGCTTATATGTACAATGTCATACTCATTTTTAAAAGGTAACTCCTCAGCAGGAAAGGCCATAGGAGGATGAACCTTGTGTCTATCATAATCAAAAATAAGCCTGTAAAGGTCTCCTAATGGGTCTACAGCCCTGACAATTACTAAGCCATTGAGAATAGAGACTACTCCTGATCCGACATCTAATACAGTTTCGTGTGGAACACTTTTGATAAAGTCTGCCACCTCTTGATGTAACTCAGGGGTTTGTATTTTCTTAACCCATCCATTTAGGAATCGGTCTGTCTTTACAAATTGTTGCCAAAAAGCAAGTTCGTGGTAAATTCCTTTGAGTTCTGTGTGTGTCATATATTTCAGTTGTCAAGTTATTCTTTACTACTTAGGCCATAGTTTAGTTGTCCAATCTTTCCCATATTTTTCAGTCATATGTCTTTGACTTATGGGTGTCCAATAGTTTCTTAGTTGACTCCTTATTGCTCTTATAGGATGTCCTTCTTTGTTTCTTAGATAAGTGTGTCCAATCTGTGTGCCATAGTGTACCCCTACTCTATACCCTTTTTCTTTTACTCTATAACACCAATCAAGGTCCATATAGTAATAAGCTAACATCTCATCTAAAGGGTTATCACTAAATACCTCAGCATTAACCATTGGGGCTGTCCATTCTACAAATGGTGTTTCTTTAGTGCCTTGAAAGTCTTTAATAGGCCATTGGAATCTATGATCTGATGATGACATTGTAGGATGTAAGGCCGCCCATTCACCTTTAGCCATTTCGTGTGCTAACTTATGCGGAACCTCCGGATCAAAAGTTATGTTACTAACAAACCACAGATAATCTGCTTTCCATAAAGGGTCCATAAGGATTGAATTGTAGGCTCTTGACATATTACCTACTCCATCCCTACTTACTACTTCAAATGGTAGGTCTGTATCTTCTACACACTTGACTGTCTGTTGAAAGTCAGGTTCATAGTATTCTAAAAGAACAATTAAGACTCTTGACATATTATTTGATTAATTTTTTGCATCCAATAATCCCAGGTGTGGGTCTTTACATATTCTCTGATTGCATCTGCCCTCTGATCTAATTGGTCACGATGAGTTAAAGCAAACATTGTAGCATCATACAGTTTATCCACCGAATAACCTACTTTGAATGAATTAGTCTCATTTAAGTCATCATCACCCTCAGTTATGGCTCTTATTGTTACTGTTCCCTTTGTGCCAGCCTCTAATGGAGCTGTGGACCTTGCATCATATTTAGTAGCCTTTAGTAAAAGTGTTGCTTCCTCATAAAGTCTATTCATTGTCTTTAGATCAGGCTTTAACACAAATTCATCAAATATTCTGTCCTTAGGTTCTTTTAATCCAAAACCTTTTATGATATATCCTCTTTCTTTTAAGACTTTGGCAACTTGTATGGCAAGTCTTTCTGTGTCTTTAGTATAATTAGTTGGCTCAGGTGATTCTAATAAGATTGTCCTATAGTCTTTAGGTTTATAGGATATTGGGAAGTCATTTAAGTTAATACCATTGCCTACATAATGAATGGGTCTTGTTCTGTGGAACTGATGTTGTAGAACTCTAATATTCCATTGGCTGATTGAGATGATTGGATGATGAGTCTTATATAGGGCTATAGCATTATTGAAAAACTTTGCATTAGTTGGGTTAAACAAATGCTCTAACATTTGTAGGAATACAAACTTCTTAGGCACATCTTTATCTAATAAAAAAGCACCGTGTGGACTTGTTACTATCAAGACATCTGACTTGGCTATAAGATTAGTAGTATTTACAATCTTACATTTAATCTCTTGCAAAGTACATCTTAATGCACCAGCTTGATTGTACAAGACAACCCTATGCCCAAAACCTTCTAAACGGTTTGCCCATTCATTTATAACCCTAATACCACCGTGTGGTGAGTTAATGTTTGGACTTTGGATAAATATTCTCATAGATGTCTTTAAAAAAGTAGATGATGCAAACCAAAGCATATAGAGTATAGGCTAATGTGCCATAAATTAAATAGTGCTTAATGTTCCAAATTAGTTTTCCCATTGTGATTTATTTGGATAAAGTTGATTGATAAATACCTTAAAGTCATTATTGACTGCATAGGAACCAATTGAAAAAAATAGTCTATTATAAGTCTTGCCTATCCATTCATTGACTGTATAAAATCTGTTAATTTTTAAATCCTCCATTCTTTCAAATGGGCCATCCTCATTTTTAGTGTAGGCTGATTTAATTACAAACTCTTGTTTCCACGGTAAGTGTATTAATTTGGCAAATCTGTGCTTGTTGTAGATGATAGGGG